CAGTACATCGGCGCTCAGGGTCAGGCTATGGCCGAGATCAAGGGTCAGATTGGCCCGAAGCGAAAGCTAAAGAGCGCAGTGACGAAGCGCGAGGGCGGCGAGCTGCTTGCGGAGATGATGTTCGACGACGGGACTGTAGAGCGGTTCAAGGCCGGCCGCCAGGGCGGGAATCTTGTAGCCGTTCCGTTAGACGCTGCACCTACCGGCGTTCAGTAGGTGTAGATGGTTCGCTCAACGATGCGCTGAATAGTTCCTTGCGCGACGCCGAAGCGCCTGAATAGCTCGCCGTAGGTGGCGCCGCTAGCTTTCAGCGCTCTAATTTCCTCGGCGTCTGCAAAGGTCAGTTTGCGGCGCTTAAATGAACCGCAATTCCTGAGAACGTGACGCTTGTGGCGCTCGTTTTCGCTTGGGGTGACTACCTCGAGGTTGGCGAGCCGAGAGTCCATTTTGTCGCCGTTCTTGTGGTTTACATGCATTCCGCGACGCAAATGGGCCGATAAGAAGGCTTCAGCCACGAGGCGGTGGACGGGGCGTGTGTGGCAGCGATTGTTGCGCCACAGCTGAACGAACGGGTATCGCCTGAGTTTGCTTGGAGTCAGGACGTGACCTGTCTCGACGCGGCGAACCCTGCCAAGGTCGCTGACTTCGTAAACTGATTCGTACCGCCAAACAGGCCGCCAAGTTTCGTGGGTCATAGCGCGATTGTAGCAGAACGTACCCATGCGTTACATGGGGCTTAATCGCTAACCAGCGGCGTTGAAGCTGGGCTTAACCGGGTAGCTCCGACAGAGGCTGAAAACGATGGATCAGGTAAACCCTGAGGGCGTTGTTGCGCCCGTAGAAAGTGAAACGCCCGTTGCTGCGCCGGATGGTGCTGGGACGGAGGCGGTCAAGCCCGCTGCCGATGAGACGCCGGCCGCGAAGCCTGAGGCGAAGTCTGACGACGAGCCTAAGGGCGTAGCGAAGCGGATCAAGGAACTCACTGACAGGATCAAGGCGGCAGAGGAACGCGAGAGGCGTTACCTCGCGATGCTCGAGCGGAATCAATCCCCGCAACAGCAACCGGCCAAGTCGGAGGACGAGGAGCCGGTCAAGTCGCTCAAGGACTTCAACTACGACGAGAAAGCCTTTCTCGAGTATTCGGAGAAGCGTCTAGCGGCCAGAGCCGACAAAGCGGCGAAGGAAGCGGCGCAACGCTGGAGAGCCGAGCAGGAAGCTATCGAGCGTAGGGCGAGGTACGACGAGCGAGTCGCCGCGTTCAGCAAGACGGTCGAAGATTTTGACGACGTAGTAAACGACCGCACGCCGGTCTCTGAGGGGATGGCAGATTTTCTGCTCGACTCCGAGGAAGCCGGGGCGCTCATGTACTACCTCGGCAACAACCCCGACGAGGCTCGGAAGCTCTACTACATGAGCCCCGCCAAGGCGGGCCGCGAGCTCACGAAGCTCGAGGATCGACTCGTCGCCGAGCGCAAGAAAGCCGCCGAGAAGCCTGTCACCAAGGCACCGCCGCCCGCGCCGAAGATCGACGCGGCAGACCCATCCCCTCGCGTGACAAGTACCTCGGACCCCGAGAGCGACAAGTTGAGCGATGCGGAGTGGTTCGCGCTGGCGGAAAAGGAACGACTGCGGAAACGCAAGGGCGAATAGCCCTAGACCAGGGAGCTGGCAATGGCGAACTCAATTCTTACCCCCACGATGATCACTCGGAAGGCGAGTGACATCCTTCACCAGAAGCTGACGTTTCTGGGCAACGTCAACAAGCAGTACGACGACCGATTCGCTCAGGCGGGCGCGAAGATCGGCACCTCGATCAACATTCGGATGCCGTCGAAATACACCGTGCGAACGGGTGCGTCGCTGAGCGCTCAGGATCACGTCGAGCGTTCGACCCCGCTCACCGTGTCGTCTCAGTACGGTGTGGACGTGTCGTTCACGTCGGTCGAGATGACGATGAGCCTGGACGACTTCGCCCAGCGCGTGCTCGATCCGGCGATGGCGCAGCTTGCGGCGAAGATCGAGGGCGACGCCCTCGCGGTTGCGTACAAGCGCGTCGCGAACTACACGAACGGCACGACCGATGGCCTGCTGAACTACAAGCGCTACCAACAGGCCGGCCAGTACATCACGGAGCAGCTCGCGCCGCTCAGTGAGCGTTCGGCGGTGCTGTCGCCGCCCTCGGTGGTCGAGTTCTTGGACGCGACGAAGGCGCTGTTCCACAACGCGCAGAACCTCGAGAAGCAATTCCGCGAGGGTCACTTGCTGCGCACTGGCGGCTTCGACGTGTACGAGAGCACGCTGATGCCGGCGCACACCACGGGCTCGCTCGCGGGCTCGGCGGTGACGACGGGCGCGGCGAACGCGACGACCACGACGGCGACGACCTGGGTTTCGCAGACGGATCTCAGCATCACGGGCGCGAACTCGGCCACGACGATTGCAGCGGGCGACATTCTGACGTTAGGCACGTTGGCGGACGGTTTCGTTGACTGTCACCCGGAGACCAAGACTTCGCTCGGCCGCTTGAAGCGGTTCGTTGTGCAGTCTGCGGTCACGCTGACGACTGCGGCCAACACGTACACCGTGACGGTCAAGCCCGGCATCATGGTTGGTTCGGGTAACGCATACCAGAACGCGATCATGACGGGCGCCGATACGTCGGGCCTCACGGTGACGCGCGTCGGTGCGGCGTCGTCTGCGTTCGGTCAAGACCTGTTCTTCCACAAGGATGCGTTCGTGTTCGCTACGGCGGACTTGATCGACGTGTCGCAGTACGGCGCGAAGGGCGCTCGAGTCGTCAAGGACGGAATCTCGATGCGTTGGGCGCAGCAGTACAACATCAGCGACGACCGCGTGGTGGGCCGGTTCGACATCTTGTGGGGCTTCGCCGAGCTCTACCCGGAGCTCGCGGTGCGGCACCTGTACAAGCAGGATCTCACGTAGCCACTGGTTGGGGCGGTCCTTCGGGGCCGCCCCTTTTTTTTGGGAGGAAAATTGAGCGACCGAAAGTTAGGCGAGCGCAAGCGCGTAACCCCGAGCCGTTGGCACGCATATGTAGCTACACCGGCTTACGACGGCAAGGTAACGACCGACTACGCTCAGTCACTGGCAGAAGCGTCCTTTTGCTCTCCGATGTATCTGGTGCAGGTATCGGCGAGCGTGATCGGCAACGGCGCCTTCATCGAGTTGGCGCGGAATATCTTCGTCAAGATGTTCCTCGAGGACCACAAGGACGCGACGCACCTGTTTTTCGTGGATGCCGACATCAAGTTTCCACCAAACGCATTCGTTGGCCTCATTCGGTCGGGCCATCCGATTTGCGCCGGCGTGTACCGCAGGCGGCAGGAGCCTGAGGATTATCCGGCCCAATGGACACCGCACCCGACGCTGGGCGGGTTGTGGGTCGAGGATGATTGGATCATGCATAACCGTGTCCCCACGGGGTTCCTGTGCATTTCCCGTCAGGTGGTCGAGGAGATGGCGGCTGACGCGCCGAAGATGAACATTCCCGACCAGAAGGGCGGGGTGCCTTGGGTGTTCCACACCAAGACGGACGGGAATCGGTTCATCGGCGAGGACTTCGCGTTCTGCGACAACTACGTGAAGAAATACGGGAAACCGATCCCAGTGTGGCCCGATATCGACTTCGTTCACGGTGGATTCAAGGGCAACTACCTCGAGTGGATCAAGCGCAACGTCGAGGGCGACGCGAAGCCGTCTGACGAGGGCACGGGTTCCGAGATGAGCGGGGCCGCCTAATGGAGCTCCTAATCGGTTGTGGCAACGACCTCAGGAAAAAGGTCACGTTCCCAGGAATCCCGCAGGATTGGGCCGAGCTCGTCACGCTGGACATTGACCCCAGCACGAATCCGATGGTCCTGCACGACTTGAACATGCTCCCGTATCCCTTCGCCGACGACAACTTCGACGAGATTCACGCTTACGAGGTGCTGGAGCACTGTGGGCGGCAAGGCGACTGGCGGTTTTTCTTTGACCAGTTTCACGATCTGTGGCGCATTCTGAAGCCCGGTGGCTATCTCATCGCTACCGTGCCTCTCTGGGACTCTAAGTGGGCGTGGGGCGATCCTGGGCACACTCGCGTGATTAACGAGGGCTCGCTCGTGTTCCTCATTCAGGACGAATACAAGCGGCAAGTCGGCAAAACCTCGATGAGCGATTATCGGGGCTGGTACAAGGCCGATTTCGACGTGGTGTCGATCAAAGAGGACGGCGATACGTTCGGGTTCGTGTTGCAAGCGGTCAAGCCGGCCAGGCTGTGAGCGCGGAGGGCCTGCGGCGGTTCTACTTGGACCAGCCGCTAGAGGTCTCGCTCGAGACCCAAGCGCTTTGCAACGCGGCTTGTACGTTCTGCCCGTATCCGACGCTCGAGCGGAAGGGTACGCGGATGCCAGACGAGCTTATTGATCGGCTCGTTGGAGAGATGGCGGCGTTTAAGGCGCGGTTCTACTTCAGCCCGTTCAAGGTGAACGAGCCGTTGCTAGACAAGAGGACGATCCCGCTCTGTGAGCGGATGAACAGGGAAGTTCCACACGCCGGCTTGCGTATCTTCACGAACGGATCGGCGCTGACGCCTGACAAGGTTGAGGGGATAGCGAAGCTCAGGAACGTCGAGCACCTTTGGATCTCGCTGAACTCGCACATTCCCGAGGAATACGAGCGATTGATGGGGCTTTCGTTCGAGCGGACGGTGAAGCGGCTCGACTACTTACACAGTATCGACTTCCCGCACAAGGTAGTGCTGTCAACGGTTGGGTTTCCGAACGAGCCCTTTAGGTACTACTGCTATCAGCGGTGGCCGAAGTTCGAGTCGTTCGCGCTGAAACAAGATGCGTGGATCGACTTCACCGAGGCGCAAGACACCGAAGTGCCAGACAAGCCGTGCTCGAGGTGGTTTGAGCTCTCGATCATGGCGGATGGGCGGGTAAGCCACTGCTGCATGGACGGCACGGGACAGTACGCCATCGGCGACGTGACCAGGAGCACGATGCTTGAGGTTTACAACGCGCCATTCTGGCGTGAGCGGCGTGAAAAACTCATGAGCCGCAAGGCGCTCGACGAGCGGTCGCCTTGCGCGAGGTGCACGTACTAATGGCTACTAACCTGGCGATCATCACCGATGCGCTCCGACTGCTTGGCGTCATCGCAGAGAACGAGACACCGAGCGCGGAGCAGGGCCAGCACGCCCTCGACCGCATGACTCGAATGCTGGAGTCGTGGGTTGAGGACGGGGTTGATCTCGGCTGGTTCGAGCAGAGCTCGACGGCCGACACGGCCCAGGTGCCGAAGTGGGCCGAGCGGGGCGTGATCTCGAAGCTAGCGCAGGACTTGCAGGCTACTTACCCGAGCGCGCGGTTGCAGCCGTGGGTGAGGGACGACCAGCAGAACGGCTATGGAGTGATCCTGCGCAGAACGGTACTTCAGCAGCTCAAGGGCGCTGACATGAGCCATATGCCTGTGGGGACCGGGAACTACGGCTACGGATGGAACATTGAGACCGACCTCTGATGCGTCTCGCGTTGCCCGTTGCCACCTACCAGCATAGAAGCAGGCCGGCGAGCCCCGCTCGTATGCTGAATTGCTTCGTTGAGACGATGCCGGAGGATGCGCGCTCGCCGTACATCCTGACCCGCGCGCCTGGGGCGCAGCAGTTGGCCTTTGTGACGTTGGCGACGACGAACAATGGGCCGATACAGGGAATCCATGCGGCTCATGGCGTGCTTTACATCATTTGCCAAGGGAAGCTCTACAGTTGGGACGGCACTGCGTCTCAGACTGGAACGTTGCTCGGTTCGGTTCCGTCGTCGAGTGGCAATTACGACATGGACTCGAACGACACGTCTCTCGTAGTCACTACGGGTGGTGCTGAGGCGTATTACTACACGCCTTCCGGTCCTACGTTCGGACAGATCACTGATGATGATTTCCTCGCGCAAGGCAACGTGAGCGAAGTCGAGTTCCTAGATAACTACCTGCTTTTCGCCAAGGCGGATAGCGGGGTGTTCTTCGGAGCGGATCTAGGATCGGCCACGTCGTTCGATGCGCTGAACTTCGCTGAGGCTGAGGGATTCCCAGACAACATTGTTGGGATGAAATCCGACCATCGGCAGCTCTTGCTGTTCGGTGAGCGAACGACGGAAATCTGGGGGAACGCGGGCGTCTCCGGGTTCCCGTTTCAACGTGTCCCGAATGGGTTCATCCAAGTCGGGTGTGCTGCTGGACGCACTGTAGCTCGATTAGGGTCGAGCGTGGCCTGGGTGGCTGATGACCTCTCCGTTCGCGTGCTCGAGGGCGTAGCGGCCACCAGAATCTCTACTCATGCCATCGAGCAGTGGTTGCGGACAGTGACCCTATCGACAGGGAGGGCGAGCTTCTACCGGCAAGAGGGTCATGTGTTCTATGTCCTGTGGTTCGCTGAAGGGACGAGGGTATTCGACCTGACCACGGGCCAGTGGCACGAGCGGCAGTCATACGGGCGCGACAACTGGGTGTGGGGTTTCGCGACTGAGTTTGACCGCAATGGGGTGATAGACGTGATCGTCGGCCAAGCCGAGGTGGTCTATCCCTCCAGTCAGTTCGACGGGGCGGTGATCGCGAGGCTTTTGCCGACCTACTACTTGGACTACGCCCCGACGAATGCGGTTGGCGGGCTCTCTCAACAGCGAATGGAGTGGATCTACCAGCCGGTCTATGCCGAAGGGCGGGCGGCCTTCCACCATCGGCTCGAGATGATGTTCGAGTCGGGGGTCGGTCTAGAAACAGACTCGGAAGTGTTTGCCGAAGATCTCGGTGGAGGGGTAGGGCAGGTAGTTCCGACTGGTTCTGACCCTAGCGTTCTCCTCGACTACTCGGATGACGGGGGTAAGACGTGGAGGTCTCTCCCGAGCAAGAAGCTAGGCAAGGTCGGCGAGTATCAGAAGCGTGTCGTTTGGCACGCTCTCGGCTCGTCGCGGCAAAGAGTTTATAGGGCTTCGGTGTCCGATCCCGTGCCAGTGACGTTGATCGACACGCAGCTTGAAGTAACTGGAGGGCGCC